GAACTACTTGAAGTATTGATCCTGGTAAGTTGGATTTTGCTCTTGTCACTGCACTAGCAGCAATCATATCTGTATCGACTATTCCATCAGGTAAGCCGCCTACGGCTAAACCTGCGATTGTATTATTCGATCCGTTTAACGTAAGTGCCATAGTTTTATTTTAGCTTATAACTAAGACTCCGTTAATAGTTAGTGTTGCACTAATAGCAAGAGGGCCAACGGAATGTGCTCCTTTTCCTGACGCTACCGTGTAGTTGTTCGTAATCGACTGATCGTTTTCATACAGACAACCATCTGCTGTTGTTGAAGCTGCATCAGCCCATACAGGATCGTTCGCTCCAATCTTTAAGAATTGTCCTGCAGTTCCTTTAGCTAATCTCTGATCTCCTGAAGCATCTCTAAAGAGTATATCTCCTCTAGTGGTTAAAGGAGTCGAATACTGAGATACAGCAGCCCAAACAGGGTTAGCACTACCACCTTGAGTCTTGAGGTAATAACCATTAGTACCTGCAGCTAGCTCTGAAGGTGCTCCAGAGGCTCCGTAGTACTGAATACCTCCTTGAGTACCGTGAGCTTGTTTATCTAATGTAACTGCGTTATCAGCAATCTTACCTGTAGCTACTGATAAGTTCTGAAGTACATCAGTAGAGACTGTGTTATTAGCTGGAGCGTTAAGGGTTACGGCTGATCCTATCTGTATGACAAATACATCATCACCAGTTTGCAGGTTTGCAGCGAACTTAATAGTGTTCG